CAAGATATGTTGTAACAGATGGTGCTAATGGTAATGGTGCTAAGACTTTTGATTTCCAAGGAACAATTGTAGATCAAAACGGAGCAGTTAAAATACCAAAACAGAATGTAACTATTAATACTATAAATGGTGCGACAAACGGTTCTGACATTGAGAATATTAACTCAATTAAGTATTTGGCTCCTCGCATGTATTCCGCACAGTACAGGGCGGTTACACCAAGGGATTACGAGGCAATAATATCACAAATATATCCTGCAACAGAGTCTGTAGCAGTGGTTGGTGGTGAAGAAATGGATCCACCCCAATTTGGCACAGTTCGGATCAGCATTAAACCTAAAAATGGAACATATGTATCCGATTTTGATAAACAATATATTAAAAGTGAGTTAAAGAAATACGCTATTGCTGGTATAAACTCAAAGATTGTTGATCTTAAAGTGCTATATGTGGAAATTGACTCAACTGTGTATTACAACACAGCACAGGTTGCTGTTCCAGATACATTAAAGTCTAAAATTACTAATGCTTTAACCACATATTCCAATACAGTTGATATTAATAAGTTTGGTGGTAGGTTTAAGCACAGTAAAACGGTTCAGTTGATCGATAGGGTTCACAATGGTATTACATCAAACATTACGAAAGTAACGATTAGAAGGGATTTAAAGGCACTTCTGAATCAATTTGCTCAGTATGAACTATGTTTTGGTAATAGATTCTATATTAACCCTGAAGGGTATAATATTAAGTCTACTGGATTTAAGATTAATGGACATGAGAAGACGGTTTATCTAACAGATGTTCCTAATAAGGATGCTAGTGGCAACTTAGATGGAAGTATGAAGGGTGTTCTAAGTATTGTTTCTAGAGATGAAAACAGCACCTTTAAGATTGTTGGTAAATCTATCGGAACAGTTGACTATAAGAAAGGTGAAATTCTACTTAATACCATTAATATAATATCAACTGTTGCTGCTAAAGATATTGTAGAGATACAAGCAAACCCAGATTCAAATGATGTAATTGGGTTAGAGGACTTATATCTTAGTTTTGATGTTTCTCATAGTAAGATAAATATGGTTAAGGACGTAATTGCTTCGGGCGAAGATGTATCAGGAATTGTATTTTCAAGAGACTATTATACTTCAAGTTATAACAACGGTGAATTAGAGAGAAAATAAATGAGTCTAGATTTCGAGAAGAAGGTACAAGTCCATACTATAATTGAGAGTCAGTTACCACAATTTTTGGTTGCTGATTTTCCTAATGCGACTGAGTTCTTTAAACAATACTACCTATCACAGGAGTATCAGGGTGGTGTAACCGATATAATTGATAATTTTGATCGTTATCTCAAGGTAGATAATTTGGTTCCTGAAGTTGTTATTGGGACTACATCTCTTACTGCTGATATTAATATCTCTGATACAACAATTACTGTTGCTTCTACAAAAGGATTTCCTAACGAATATGGATTATTAAAGATTGATGATGAAATAATCACTTATACTAGTAAAACAGATACTACTTTCTCTGGTTGTATACGTGGTTTCAGTGGTATTAGTGGACTTAGTTCTGATATATCTTTAGATAATACAAATAAACAAGATTTAGTATTTGAAGACACAAACTCTTCTACACATACTAATGGTTCTACAGTTACTAACCTTAGTGTACTGTTTTTACAAGAATTTTACCATAAACTTAAGAAAACTTTCTTACCTGGTTTAGAGGATAATGATTTTGTAGAGGATCTTGATGTAGGTAACTTCATTAAACATGCAAGATCTTTTTATCAATCAAAAGGTATTGCTGAATCAATTCATATACTATTCAAGGTATTGTATGGTGTAGACTCTGAAGTATTGGATCTAGAAGAGAGATTAATTAAACCTTCTAGTGCTGAATATATTCGTAGAGAAGTTATTATTGTAGAAGCAATTGCTGGTAATCCATCTTTATTGATTGGTCAAACAATTACAAAATCAGATGATTTAAGAACATCTGCTTCCGTATCAGAAGTCGAAATATTTGAAAGAAATCTTGGTATTGGAGCAAATATTAGAAAAACTTACTATAAAGTTTCTTTATTTGTAGGATTTAGTGATAGAGATCTAATTGAAGGAACATTTACTATTCCAGGTAAAACAAAAGTTTTAGGCACAACAGTAAAGGATTCCTCTGAGATTACAGTAGACTCAACAATAGGATTCCCTAGCACTGGAACTTTAATTAGCGGAACAAATATTATTACATATACATCAAAGACTGTAAATCAGTTTATGGGATGTAGTGGTATAGTTACTACTATTAATGATGCTGATGATATAAGAGCAAATGAGACTGTTTTTGGATATGAGGATGGTGATCTTACTAGAAGAGTTGATTTAAGAATTACTGGAGTATTATCAGACTTTGTTCCTGATGGTCCTATTAATTTGATTGAAGAACAGGAAAAAATTTATAGTAAGAATGTAGGAGAAAGTATTCCTTCTTATGATAGTCAAAATATTGACGATCAAGATAGAACATATAAGCAAATATTTGCTAATTCATGGAAATATAACACAAGTAGTCGTTATCAAGTAGAATCATGGCTAGGAAACCCAGTATTATCAAGTAAAATTGATAAAACCAGTCTTGCTGTAGGAGATGTTATTGAAATATTTGAAAGATATGGATTAACTGTTCTTGGAACAGCAACAATATCAAGTATTGATGAAAGTGATAATTCATTGACTCAATTGGATAATTTAAATATTACTATTGATCCAAATAAGAAATATGATATTCGTAGAGCAATAACAAAGGCAAAAACAGGAGGATCTCTTACTAATATTTCTTTAGGTCAGAAGGAAAGTACATATCTTGCTGATACTTTAAATGTATATGTTGATGGTAATACTGATGGTTATGTGGCAGCAAACTCTTTACCAAGTTATAATATAGATGTAGAAATTTTTAAAGCTTCATTTGAAACAGGTAATAATGCTAGTTTGAGTGAACCACAACAAGTAGATCCATTAGATAATACTATAGCGATTGATTATCATCAAATCAATTTTACAACTGATACTAAATTCAATACTGGAGATCCTGTAATTTATAAAGCAGTAGATTCAGTTGGAGCAGGAGCAACAACACTTGTTGGATTAACTACTGTAAATACCGATGGTTCAACAAGAATATACTATGTTGATGTTTCAACAGATAAAAGAAGTATAAAGTTACATGATTCTATTGGTTCTATTGGTATATCTACTCTTGTTTTAAATAAACCCACATCTTTTGTTCTTGGTGGTGTTGATCATATATTCACTCTTCAGGATCATTATGATAAAGAATTAACATATAATCCAATATTAAGAAAATTCCCATTATCACAAAATCTTTATATAACAGAAAAGAGTGAAGATGCTAATGATAATGTTGGTATATTAATTGATGGTGTTCAAATTCAATCATCATTGGGTGAAGATGCTGTTGAATATGGTGAAATTTCAAATATTGATATCTTTAATGGTGGTGAGGGATATGATGTATGTAATCCACCTAGAATAGTAATTGAAGATTCTGTTGTTAGTGGTGCTACTACAGCATTGGCAGAACCAGTAATTAGTGGAACAGTTGAAGAAATTATTGTTGAAACGCAGAATTTTGATATTGATGAATGTCGTTCAGTATCTTTGACTGGTGGTAATGGAAAAGGTTGTCTTTTAGAACCAGAAGTTGGTCCTAGATTTAGAGAACTTAAGTTTGATAGTCAAGATGTAATATTCAATGGTGGTGTTGATCCAATTGAAGAAGTTATTAGATTTACTGAAGATCATAAGTTATTCACTGGTGAAAAAATATTCTATGATAGTAATGGTAATGATGCGTTAGGTATAGGTGAATTTAAATCTAATGCTACAGAAGTTACTAATTATTTGGTAAATGGTTCTCAATATTTTGTAAAAGTCAATGACTCAAGGAATATTTTACTATTCAATACTAAAGAAGATGCATTAATACAACCTACTGGTATTAATACTATTGGATTCTCAACTACTAGTAATGGAATTCATAAATTTAGAACAGAAGCAAGAAATACTTTAAAATCTGTTAAGGTTATTAACCCAGGAACTGGTTATTCGTATAAGAAACTTATTGTTAAACCTGTTGGCATATCTACTGCTTATGATTCTATCCATTTTGAGAATCATGGGTTTAGTGAAGGTGATACTGTTAACTATACCACTATGGAAGGTAATGGAACAGTTGAAGAAATACCTGAATTAGATACTACAAAAACCTATTTGGTTATTAAATTAGATGATCATTCCTTTAGATTATCAGATGGTTCTAGTGATTATAAGAGAGGAAAATACGTTAATTTCTCCGATTATGGGTCTGGATATCATGTATTTAAGTATCCAGATATAAAAGTAGAGGCTAGTGTTTCTTTTGCTTCAACTGTTACTGGAACAATTAATTTCACACCTATTATAACTGGAAATATTACAAACGTTGATTTGTATGAAAAGGGTTCTTATTATGGTTCAGAAACGGTAAATCATGACAGAGGACCAGATACATTTATACAGAATGGTAAAGAGGCTGAAATTAATCCTATTGTATCTGGTGGTAAAATTATTGAAGTCCAAGTTCTTAATAAAGGAAAGGAGTATTATTCATTACCTGAGATTAAAATAACTGGTTCTGGAAATGGTGTTAAAGTTAGACCAGTTATATCTGGTGGAAAATTAATTGAAGTAGTAGTAATAAATCAAGGAATTGGATATTCTTCTGCTAATACTTTTGGTTATGTTGATCCTAGAGGTATAAATGGATTATTTGAATCTAGAGTTAAAAAATTATATTTGGATAATACTAATAAGTTTGGTGAGTTTCATTTAGAACCACATGAAGATAATAAAGTTACTTTAAGTGCTTATGGGTATGGAGCAAAATTAAAAGCAGCATTTGATCCTCTTAATACTGGTGGTCACTCCGCTATTATTGGATGGGCATATGATGGTAATCCAATATACGGTCCATATGGTTTTGAAGAAGCAGATAAGTATGGTTCAACCATTAAGAGAATGGTATCTGGATATAAAGCAAATACTGTTAAGATAAATTCTGATATTTCTGCTGGAATAAGACCATCAATAACAAAATTCCCTGTTGGTTCATTTATTGATGATTGGGTGTACACAAATGAAGGTGATCTTGATGATCATAATGGTAGATTTTGTAAAACTCCAGAATTTCCTAGAGGAATATATGCTTATTTCGCTACAATCAATGAAAATTTACAACCAGCTTATCCATACTTTATAGGAAAAACTTATAGATTACCATTTATTAGTGAAAATAATAGATTAGATCAATCATTTGATTTTAATAGCACTACTTTATCAAGAAATACATTCCCATATAAAGTAAATGAAACATATGCGGATAATGATTTCATTATAGAATCTAATGAAATTGTTAGACAAATGTGTACTATTGAATCTGTTACTACGGGTTCAGTAGTTGATTTTCAAATATTAGATGGTGGTGATGGATATAAAGTTGGTGATTTTACCATATTTGACAATGAAGGGACTAATGGAACGGGTGTTAGAGCTGTAGTTGATGAAATTGTTGGATTAGGTGTATCAACAATAAAAACTGAATCGACTAAGTTTGAAAACGCTGTATTTACTTGGGATAATGAATTCCAAGTATCTGCTTATTACAGACCACATATTGATGCTCTTAAGAATAATGATAGTGTTGTAATATCTGGATTAAGCACATCAAACCTAGCATTAACAGATTCGTTTACAATTGGAATTACTACAGAAGTAATGACTGTGGTAAAGGAGATACCTGCTAATACTAATCCTAATGGAAAAATTGAGGATATCTATGTTAATACAATATCAAATGTTGTTTCAATTGGATCCTCTATCAAAATTGGAGATGAGTATTTAAGGGTATTAAATCTATATCCTATAGGATCAATAATAAGAGTTAAGAGATTTACTAATGCTCCAATTGTTTCTTATGGATCAACTATTGATTGTCTTGCTGATAAAGTTACTATACCAGTTAAATCGAACAGATTTAATTCAAGAGTAAATGATTTAGTATATTTTAACTCACAATTATCAGTTGGATTGGGAACAACTGGTGGTTCGTCTATCAATTATTCTATTGGTGAAAATAATAATCAAGTTCCACTTCCAGCACAAAACATATATTTACCAAGTCATCCATTCAAAACAGGTCAGAAAGTACTCTTTAGGAAAGATATAATATCTCAACCTGCTGCTACTTCACTTATGATGAGTGAAGCGATTGATGGTAGTGGTATACAAAATATTCCAGATATAACTTCTGGAGTAACTGAAATGTATGTAATCAATAAAGGTACTGATTACATCGGTTTAGCATATGATGCCAAAAAAGCTCATACTACTAATGGAGTATATTTCTATGGAAATGGATCAAATAATTATGAATATACTATAGAATCTGACTACTATCAAGTAACTGGTGACGTTAGTAGATTAACATCTACAATAATGACAAAAGTTGCTGCTGCTAATACATCAACACATGGATTAAGTAATGGTGATGTTATTAGTTTAGAAGTTATTCCAAATCATCCTGTTGGATATGGAAATACTTTTGAAATAGATGTTCGTTATAACGATGAATATAAAAAATTAACATTTAATCCTAAAGAGTTTGATTATACTGGTATTACTACTACTGGTGAGAGTGTAGATCAAAATACATTTACCATACTTAATCATGGATATAAAACAGGTGATAAAGTATTTTACGATAGTGATAATATTATTTCTGGATTTGCAACAGGATCATATTTTGTTCATGAAATAGATTCCTCAAAGTTTTATTTGACAGAAACTTTAAAAGATGCTCAAGATTTTCCTGCTAAGGTTATTGGAATTACTACTGTAGGATCTACTACTGCTAAACATATATTCTCTATTATTAATCCACAAATCAGTGTTGTTAAAAATTCACAGTTAACCTTTGGGTTATCAACATCTGCATTATCTGGATTTGATTTTAATCTTTATTATGATAAAGACTTTAAAAATAGATTTGATAATTCTAATGATACTACAGAATTTAATGTTATTAAATCTGGAACTATTGGTGATGAAACAGTTGGTGCTGCTTTATCCATAAGTTGTTCTAAATCTCTTCCAAGTAAGTTATATTATTCTCTTGATAAAGCAGGTTATATAAGCACTGCTGATAAAGATGTTCCAAATTATTCTGAGATAGTATTTGTAGATAGTAATTATAATGGTGATTATACAATATTTGATGTTGATAATGAGTCGTTCAAGATCTCACCAAGATCAATACCAGAATTGAGTGAGTATAAAGTTGAAGATTGTGATAAGATGGAATATTCAACAAGATCTTCAGAAGTTGTTGGTCCTATTAAGGGATTAAAAACAATTTCAACTGGATTTGGATATAAGACGAGTCCTAAATTTAAATCTGTTGCTAGTGATAATGGGAGAAATGCTAATATTGTAGCATTATCAACTTCTATTGGCAATATAAACCAATTACGAATTAATGATATTGGATTTGAATATTCTTCAGATAATACATTAAGACCAGAAGCTTTCGTATCACCAATTATTAGTGTTGATGATTTGGATGAAGTTGTATCTATAGATGTTGTTAGTGGTGGAGTAAATTATCTTAGTGCTCCAAATTTATTACTTTATAATCCAGAATCTAATAAAGTTGTTGATGAATCTTCATTAGTAGCGATAGTTCCTGAACAATCAATTTCTGAAGTTGAAATTGTTGCTCCTATAAAAGGATTAAATTCAGTAAATCATAGATTGATAGCAATTAATAACTCTAATGGCGTTGGTATTACTTCAATGTCGGTGGAGAATGAAACTACCGCTAAATGCTACCTCCAAACCCCTATAAATGGGTTTAAAACACCTCCATTTGCTGTTGGTGATGAAATATTCGTTGAAGGTATTCAGCGTATTGGAGAGGCAGGTGTAGGTGTTCAAAATGATGGATCTTCGGCAACTACTGTAGTTGGTGAAGGATTTAATTCAGCAGATTATAATTATCAATTCTTTAAGGTAAAAGAATACGCATCTGCTAATCCAGATGTATTGAAATTTGATTTAGTTGGAGTTACGACTTTCCCAGGTAACCCTAAAGCTTTCCAATCTGGTTATGCTAATATTGTTAATAGAAAAGTATATCCTAATCTACAAGTAGTTCAAAATAGATCTAAATTCTCTATTGATGAATTTATTTCTATTCAGGTATCTGGAACATATATTAAGAAAGATCTTAGAATTGTAGAATTTAGAGATGATTTCATTAAAGTTGATGGTAAAGATCAATTAAAAGTTGGTGATAGATTCATTGGTGATGTTAGTGGAACAAGTGCTACTGTAACATCTATTTCTCAGAGTAAAGGTAAATTTAATGTTGATTACTCAAGTAGAGTTAATTATGGTTGGAATGATGATATTGGTAAATTAAATGAAGATTATCAAGTTACTCCAGATAATGATTATTATCAGAATTTATCATATTCTGTTAAGAGTCCAATTACTTGGGATAAATTTATTGATCCAGTTAATAGATTGGTTCACCCATCTGGATTAAAGAATTTTGGTGATGTTGTAGTGCAAGATACTGGAACCTTTGCTGGTGTAGCAACACAATCTATAGAACCAACAATTGTACTAGATGTAACTAATGAAAGAAGAGTTGATACTATTAATAATTTCGATTTGGTTATCGATTATGACAAACTTGAAAATAAATCTAAGTTTATAGAATTTCAAAATGTAAAATTAACAGATTATACAAAATGTTTGACTAATAGAGTATTAATTCACGATGATATTAGTGGTAAATTCTCTAGTTCTGGTCAAGGAGATAATTATACAGAAATTGAAGAAATTAATGGAAATTTTGCAAAATATCTAGTTCAAATAGTAGATCCAGATACGTTTGATGTTCAGTTAAGTGATTTAACTGTTTTAACAACAACTGAAAATGCTTATTTGCTTGTAAAGGCAAGTGATTATAGTAATATTAAATTAGGTGATTTTGATACATCAGCTGATTCTGATAGAAAGATTTTAAAATTTACACCAGTAGACAAATTTGATAAAGATCATGATATTAAGGTATTAAAAACTACATTTAGCACCAATGTTGTTGGTGGTGGAGTAGCACAAACAAATGAATCTTTTGGATCTGTCAAATTAAGTGCATCTAATTATAATATTGGTAGTGGAACAACAACTGTTACTGGTACTATTGCGGAAACTGTAGTTAGTGGAAATTATGAATACAATTTAACTGTAGTTGATCTTGATTTAAATAATCTTAATGCTGGATATGATAAAGAGATTCCAAATAAGTATGGAACCTATTTAAATTCTTGGGAAACTAAGCAGAGATCCGATGGAACATCATATAGAGTTGGATTTGCTGTTACTGAAGTAACTTCTTCAACAACTGCTAAGTTAATACCAGTTAGTGAAGAAAGTATTAATAATGTTATCCAATATTCTCCATTAGCATCTGTTACAGAAGATACTTATACATCAGTTACTGTTGGAACTGGAGATATTGGTTTCTTGGATAGAGATGAGCAGAAATCTATTGTGTTGGGAGTTACTACTACAACAATTTATAGTTCACCTGATAATAATTTTAATGGATCATTAACTGATATTCTTCTTGAAGATGATTTACTTAGAGATATAACATATAGTGAAATTATTCTTAATATCGATCATACATCTAAGCAACTTAGTATAATTGAATCTGGAATGGATTCAAAGAAACCTCCAGCAAATCTACAGGGTGGTAATAGCGTTAATCTACAGCAACTTACTTATAACACCATTGGTATTATAACAGCAAGACATGAAAATGATACTGTTTATCTTGATGTTATTAATGATAGGAATTCATCTTTATCGGCTGGTGTAAATGTAGTTGGATTGGAAACAACAACTGCTGGAATAGGAACATATAGATTTAATGTTACGGGTCAACCAGAAGGTGCTGAAAGATCTTTAAGGTTTGAATCAAAATATTCTGGAGAATCTGGAATATCAACAATTACACGTTTTAATACATCAATTGACAGTGCTTTAAAATCATTGATTCGTGTTTCTTGTGGAGAAACAACTGTAATACATCAGGTTGTTTTACTACACGATGTAGATAATGATTCTGTAGTTGTTGAATATCCTTTCATCTCAAATAGTGGAACCGATGGAATTGGATCATTTAATACAACAAATCCAGAAAATGGTATATTATCATTTAATTTTGTCCCAGATGCTGAATATTCTTCATCTGTAGTTGAGGTTCAAGCATACAATCAGATTTTCCAAACTGTAAATGATTTTGAAAATGAATCAGATATTCTTCATTATGGTCCTGCCGTTAATGACCTAGTTCTATCTGCTTATGATGGTGTTAATGGTGATAGAGCAAATAAGGTTAATTTTGATCTTAAACATGAAGGAACATCAATTTACTTTAAGAGATTTAATCCAAGTGATTCATCACAGATGAATCAGACAAGTGGTAAATTTACAATACCTAATCATTTCTTTAATACAAATGAAGAATTGACATATACACCATATTCCTCATTTATAGGTGTTTCTGCTACTGCTCCAGGAATTGCTTCTACTGAAGGTGCTTCTGGTATTATTAATACTTTACCTGAAAAGGTTTATGTTAAAGCAGTTTCTGGTAGTGAGTTCTACTTATACAGTAAAAAGGAATTTATTGCGGATGGAGAACCTATAACATTTACTGATTCTGGATCTGGTAATGCTCATAAGTTACAGATGAGCAAAGTTTTAAGTAAGACTGTAATTGGATTGGATGGAATTGTTCAACAACCAATATCATATACAGCAGTAGAACATACTTTAAAAGATGATGTCCCTCATAAAGCAACTACTTTATCAAGTAATATATTAAATGTAACTGAAGGGGAAGGATTAAATTTAGAGATAGAACAGTTTGCTGTAAGTGGTATTAGTTCAATACAACCAAGAGATGTATTGAAAGTTGGTAATGAATATATGAAAGTTATTGAAGTTGGTGTAGCAGAATCAAATGCTCAAATGCCACTTGAGGGTGATTTAGATGATAATGGTATATGGATACCACGTCTAGCACCTATTAATTCTGAAGATGGAACTATACCAGTGGTTAAAGTAAAGAGGGGTTCTTTGGGTAGGGCAGCAGAAAATCATACTGCTGGAACACCAGTCAGAGTTCATAGAGGATCCTTTAATATTGTTGATAGTACAATTTGGTTCTTAGATCCACCAAAAGGTAATACAAGACAGAGAAGAAGTGAAACAAATTTACCATACGTTAAGGCAGAATATAATGGTAGAACATTCTTAAGAACAAATTATGATACCAATATGGTATTTGATGATATATCAGATTCATTTACTGGTATTGGAAGAACTTATACACTAACTGTTGGTGGTGCTAATACTGTTACTGGTGTTGGTGTTGGAAATGG